CCCCTTTGAAAATGCTTAAAATCCCGCTGCGGCAGACAAAACCATTTTGCCGTAAGAAGGTCGTTTGCCATTATGCGGGTTAGGTAGTCCAAAGAGACCGTCGACGAGTTCCTTGGGGTACGTGAGGAACTTTTCCGCCAATACTTCCGGATCAACGTCTGAGGGATCCTGCTTATAATAAATAGAATCCCCATCGGTCTCCATGAACACCAAATTATGATAATTGGCTGTTAACTGAGTATCCATATCCTCAGCACCACCAACTATACAATCAAGTGTACGCCCATAATGCTTCTTCACGTAAGAATTCATTAAAGCATCCATACGTTCAAAGCTTGGATGGAGTGCGTAATAGCTTTTCCTCTCAAAATAGCCAAATCTAGGGAACGTCTTTTTGAACCAATGATCTTCTCTCCTTAGAAAGCGAACAGGGTAACTTGTAAGATCGGGTAAGAACATCAACTTACCATCAACCTCAGCGAGTATACGTCCCAAGAAAACAATTGGCTTCTCGACTGAAATGTTAAAGAACAAATCATTGTCCTCACGAGGTGACGATATTATATCCTCAAAGTGATCCGCATGCTTCTTATCTTTGAATGCGACAAGAGTATCATCACCGCTATTAAGGACGAAAAACTGATCCTTTGAGAAGAAATCCTTTCTCACATCTTTAACAAGTCCTATTTTCTGAAGTATCAGACATGTCTGAAATAACGCTGCGATTTTTGCGACAGTAGCTACAAGAAACTGTCCACTTTGATTACCCAACGAATAATTACCATCCGTCGGATCATAGGACATTGGGTGACGATTTGCCAATAAGGACGGCTCGATTTTCGACTGTTCTTCTCTACTGGCTACAACGGGAAATGGCGCTAGAACGGGCGCATTAGGAATCAAAAGTCTCGAGAATGCAAAACGTTCAGGTAGCGCTTTATCAAATTCTTCGAAGATCACCTGAATGATATCATTGCTGATAGTCATATCAAACTGGCTGAAGTCCATTCCTACAAAGTGATCGAAGTCTTTGATTTTGTCTTCCCAATCTGTTGTATGATGAATCATTTCTGAGAGAATATGATTACCCGTGAGTGCGTATTTAATGATCGGGGTAGCAAGGATCGCAAAAGGCAGATTCAATGTGGCCGAACCACCAAAGATGATTCGTAGACGGGAAGACTGCCGTGAGTCTTCATAACCTGGCACAGTGCGGTCAGGTACGACAACCTTATTCCCGTAATTGACGGTTCGTTTCTTATGCTTGATGTGTGGAACTTTACCTCTAAACTCAAACTCACAACTGTCGGGTTGTAATCTGCTACCCAGCATGAACCAGTTGAGAACACCTAAATCGGCTAGTCCGCTCATGTCTGAAACAGACGCAGCATCCCTTATATCATCAACGTTCTCGAAAAAGTTTGATATAGCTTTCTTTTTCAAAAACAAATCGGGAGTGTGAAAGACTATACCATTGGAAGAATCTCTTTTTATGGAAGCAGCAGCAGAGGTGTAGCCACTAAAGAATTCTTCACAAATGATTTGCAACGTCCTTCTTTCTTTATCTGTCATCCTTTTTGGTCTAGCCAAGTGTTTGTTATTTATGGGAAACAGTCCGGGATGTGACCAATGTTTACCCATAATTGTGCTCAGTCCAGAAAAATCATGAGCTATTAGCGATTTCTTAACAGTATAGGTGTCCTCCTCTGCAGGAAACTCTTTTTCAAGCGCATACCAAATATCATTGACCATGGATTCATACTTTGGATCTAATTCTCTCATTTGCAATGAAGGATCATCGTGTGCAGTCATGACAATCCTGGGATTATCTTGGTATGCTCTTGTGCAGTATGAAGGTAACTTGTTTGGCATATCATAGTAATCGGCCACCTTCTGAGCGGTCTTCATTACGGCAGTATCATTAAAGACGTTTAGAGGTTCCATATTATTTTACCAACCCAATCTGTGAAATTAAACTTTCAGGAACAATGTAGTTAA